ATAGTCAATTGCTATTGTTGATACCTTCTGATAATTATTGCCGTTAAATTGCCAAATTGCTGGAGCCTCGTCTTGCCCTGATCCAACCATAAAAAAAGTTTGGTTCGTTTTAATTAGTGAAAAAGGAGCATCACATCCTTTATCTAAAAATACGTTATTCCTTTGAAATGGGAACCCTGAACCACCTATATTTTGAAATCCGTCTGTTGTCTTTGTGCCTACTATGTAAAGTTGATTGTTTGCTACTATTGGAGCTACTATACCATCAGGATCAGACTCAGCACTGCCAAAATCAAGAGCGCTCCACGTTAACCCATCATTCAATGCAGATGAAATAAGTTTCCCTGTGTCTGTTGTGCATAAAAAATACCCATCTATAAAAACAACATGCTGCGGATCTCCGTTAGCTGTAAAGTCAAGATCAGTAATCTCCTGAAAAGGTGTTCCTGCATCTTCGTTGTAAATATAACCCTTACCGCCTGGAATTAAAACCAGTAATTGGGTTGGGTTGCTTGCCATTGACACTCTCCCAGTACTTCCAATAGTTCCAAGGCTGTTATAATTAAAGACTTCATTTAAATCTGAATCGTATGTTCTTATAACATCATATAAATTAACACCGTTTACAAAATAAGGAATTCCACCTTTAGTCCAACCGCCTCTGTTCTCTTGTTGAGTGATTCCTGTTGTCAGTAATTGATATAGTCCATCAATGCCTTTTAAAACTTTACCGCTTAACGCTGGAGCCTGTGGAGTTTCAACGTACAAATTCACGCACTCTTGATTGCTCAAGGGTAAAGATTCATCAATGTAAAACCCATTTGTAAGTGGCAGTTCTGGCATTATGTAACCTTTATTATTGCTTTATGTATAACTATATTTACCGTTGTATCGTTGTTTTCTGCCCATATCTCTATATAATCGTTTGTTGCAAGATCAAGCGCCCATTCTAACCCAAAATTCCCTGGATTTCCTGCGCTTAGTTCTCTCAACATTCCAGAGTTTGCCTCTTTGACTCCGTTTTTATAAATATAAAATGTACAATTATCTGTTGCTGTAACGATATCGGCTGTTATAGTGGCTGATATGTCGATAAAAGCACCACTCCCAATATAAGTAAAGCGGCCTCCTGCTGTACCTTCGAACCTTGACTCTTCCTCGCTAACCCATGTTGCGCCTATTATAACAGGCGTGTTAATTACAGCGATTGTGACAGTTGCCCCTGCATTAGTTCCGAGATATGTATTTCTACTATTAGCAATTCCACTGTTCGCAAGGAACTCCCATAATGAGTCTTTTGTTGTTATATTATTTAAAGCTGTGCCTGCTCCCAATGCTCTCGTATTTATTACAGAGGCGAGTCCTCCTGCATTGACATTACCAGAATCAACAAGACCAGAAAGGAATGTCGCCCCTACTGCAAGAACTCCTATAGAGTTTGAAAAAGTAAACCCTGTAAATGTGCTTGAACCAAAATCGACAAATGTTCCTGCGGCAATCGAACCTACATTCTGGAAAAACGATATAATATCAGTATTGTTTAAAAATGTAAGGCCATCTGTTATAACCGTCCATGTTATATTCTGAAAGCTTGCAACGTACATTTCATCTATAGTGCCTATTACATCACACTCAACAGCACAAGAAAGCAGTTGGAATATTTCATTGCCCACAGAGCCTGATATGTCAAGTAGAGTGCCACTTGTACAAGCGCATCCTAAATCTTTTACTTTATTTGAAGTGTCAGAGCTTGTAAACATCACCCCTGACCCTGAATATGTAAGAGTTATTAGAGTACCATCTGAACCGCTGACAATAGTATCCTCTTGTAAAACAAACCTATTTGCAGTGGTTATGTCACTTGCTATAAAATATAATGTGTCTGCAAGTAGAGTTATCACATTGCCGACTGCTGTCGGAAAGTCTGACTCCTGATTTACTATAACTGTTTTTGAAGTAGTTGGAGTAGCTGAATAGGCTATTTCAAGAGTTCCATTAAGCTCAGATATGTTTATACTGCTACCAGCAACAAGGCTTCTTATAGTAGGGCTATCTGCTGTTGGGTTGGTCATGATAGCCTTACCTGTTGTGTCTACTGTGAAATTATGAGACAGTTTAATACCATCTTCTGGACTTAATGAAGCAAGTATTCCAGATCCACCTAAAATATTTCTTATTTCATAATCAGTACCAGTTGCCTTTAAAACAGGAACCGCAGTTACTTCTCCGAGTTGTGCTATTGTTCCAAGAGCGCCCATTGCTGTTTTCATAGCGCTAAAAGGTACTTTGAAATTTTGCCCATCTTGTACAAAATCAAAGGAGTCAGCATCTACAACAGCCGTCTTTTGAACAAAGTCACTTTTTTTAACGTCACTGTCTCTCATTCTATGTATCCTCCTCTAAAGCAATGGCACCGCCTGTCTCTGTTACTATTTCAGCGTTTCTTTCAGTGTAGAATGTATCAGAATAAACACCAGGGTAAGTATTCCCTGATCCTTTTGGCAATATGTCAGGATATTCCATGCCAATAGGAGTAACAACAAGATTTAATATCGCGTCCATTCCGTTTTTAGCCTTTAAGACTAAACTCGGAGTAACATCTGCTTTGAATTTTGGAGCTATAAAAATAGCAAGGTTAGCTTTGACTCCAGCTAATGCACCATCGGCAACGGTAATATCATCTCCAAGGTCAGAAACTATTGTAAATCCGAGATTAATTCCTTGCGCTGCCCACATGGTCATCATGTCATTTAAGCCACGTTTTGTAACTTGACCATCATCTGACTCAAGAGGCTCCTCCGCAGAGACAACACCTATATCCTCTAAAGCATCGGTTATGACTTCTTTAGCTGTCGCCATTTTCCAGTTCCTCTATTAATTTAAGAGCTTTTTCTTTTATTGCCTTCACTGTTTCTCGTTTAGGTAATTTGATGTTGAATTTTTCATTGATAATATCAATTATAGGTTGTTTTTTCTTGCTCTGTAAGATTCCTGCTCTCATGAATGAAATTGAACCAGGTAAGCCGCATCCTTCATCTCCAGACTTGACGTATTCCTTGACTTCTTCAACCTCTTTCGTGTCTGGTTCGCCAAAATCAGGAGTTGACTGAAAGCCAAGATTTTCAAAGAAACCTTTTGCCTCTTCACGAACAATCGCCTTTGTATAATTAAACTCACCGCAAGGCGTGTCGTGAAACATTGTTATAAGCCCCATTTTACCACCTTTTTATTTAAGGGGATGAGCAGAACCCACCCCCAAGGGTCATTAAAAGTTATTTCTAAGCAGCGCCGTATCCGTGGCCTGCAAAGAATGGGTTAAGTGTTGCAAATGCTGGCAGTAAATCAATTCTCATTGTCTGCTCATTTTTATCACCATCTGCGTACTTTGACACACGTATTGATAAACCGTCTTTGGTTGTTACGGTTGTATCTGTGCTGTAAAGTTTTGGCAGATCAACAAATGCGATAGAGAAAGCATCTCTATGATAAAATAGATTAGGCTGGTATAGAGTTGCAGAAGTACCTAATACAGTTATTACATCATCAGTCGCAAGAGCAGCTAACACAGTGTTATACTGTCCGTTTGCTTCGTAAAGAGCTGCTGCCGATACAACGACATTACCCTCTCCAGAAGAACCTAGAGTCACATCTGCCGTCACTACTGCTCTGAATTTAACAGCATCACCAGCGCCATCAACAAATGCTTGGCGAGTTCTCTGATGGATGTAATATCTACCTGTCACCTCAAGAATTTCACCAGCTTTCAGTGTAGCACTGCCTGTGAAACCTGTAACAGCCCATGTCTGAGTCATGGTGTCTTTTGCAGCAACATAAGTAGCCGTCGGGCCACCTGTTAAAGCTCCTGCTCTATCTGCCATAGTTGACGCTGTTCTGGTAGATAGACTATCTGTTGATAAAGCTCTCATCCCAGCAAATTTAGTGGGTATTTGTGCGTCTTCCCATGCTGTTTGAACAAGCTTAGAAGGAGCAGCGTTTAATGCTGTCTGTTTGCTTGCAAGGTTCTGGACTGTATAAGGATTCATTGCATAATACTGATTCCCAGCAGGAACACCTATTGATTTCATAAGTGCCATTGGCCCTGCGATATGTGTCCATTCATCAACTGCCTGATCAGGATCACCCCATGCTAAACCAGCATTTTCAAGCATATATGCACCAAAAGAGGTTTCAAGAGTAGTAATTGCCTCCTCTGCTGCTGGCATTGTGATCTCTGTTAACTGGTCAAGGCTTAAGGCCTCTTCTTTGTTTGTCCAGGTAATAGGGATGGTTATATAGTTCTGAACTGTTGCAGTTGCTTTACCTGATATAATAGAGCTATCAGTACCTCCACTAATATCACCGCCAGCAGTACGCTGTGCAAGATATCTGTGCGGTCTTTTTACATCAACCGTGTCGCCGGATGATGGAGTGAATTTACCTTTGAAAATCTGACTGTTTTTGACAAAACTCTTTGACTTTCCATGTCAATTAAGAACTGTCTCAAAACTTTTCTGGTTACATTACTGGTTGTATTGTTTGCCATTTGTTAAAATCTCCTATTTGAAAACAGCACCTTTTAAAGCAGGATGTTCTGCTGGAGTAGCACCTTTGCTCTCCAGAGTATCAACTGGCTTTGGCGCTGCGGTCTGTTGTGGTTTAAGACCAACAGCTTTTTCAACAACATTTGTTGCGATATAGACAGAAGCATTAACAGGACTCATAGAGGCTACCTTTTCAAGCTCCAGAGGATTCTGACTTAAATATTGAACTATTAAAGGGCCACTGTCATGAGCAAGGATATACTCAGCAACCTGTGCATTATCAGCAGTCATAACAGACGCGACATAATTCTCTGCTTTGTCCAAGTCTACATGGCTAACTCCTAAATCAGTTGCTTTTTGCCTAAATCCTTTCTGAGTCTCTACTAAACCTTGCTGTCTATTTAAAACAGCCTGGTTCTGCTGATTTTCCAAAGCAGTTTCCTGAGTCTTAAGATTTGTATCATAACTCTGCTGTGCAATAATCTTTTGATCTCTTTCAGCCATTAATGATTCGTAATTAGAATCAAACTGGTCTGGAGGAGGTGGTATTTCTGGCCTAATTGCCTTTGTCGCCTCTGCAAGTTTTGCATTGGCAGCGTCAAGCTCTGCCTTTGTATCAGCCTCCCTCTGCTTTGAATCTTTTAACTCCTGTTGCTTCTTCATAAAAGCGTGGTCTATCTTTTCTTGCTTACTTGGTTCTTCCTTCTCCGAGTTTTTAGCGCCCTCGTCGGCATTTTCCGCAGTGGTTTCTCCGCTTTCACTTGTGATAACATCCTCTGAGGAAATCTGATCAATATCAGTATCTACTCCCTCGTCAAAAGTAACACCATCAAGGATAGCGTCTTTGTTTTCATCAGCTGCGTCCTGATTTTCTATTTCTTGGCTTTCAACTTCCATTTTAAATCCCTTCCGTACTCAAAGTGTACGTTACTTATCCGTGATACGGTCACGTTCCGATTAAAGGTTATTGCCTG